AGTTTGGACACGTGCGCATCAAAATGCTGTTTTAAAACCGTCATTCGTAAATAAAGAATTACGAGACCATTTGGAGAGGGTATATTATGAACGCGAAATGGCACTATTTCCAGCAACAATTGAAGTAATTGAAGATATGAGATTAGTTAAAAAACTAGAAATGGATGCTCGTATAGAACGAGAACATATAAATGTTCTGTGGGTTAAAATCCGTTTTTTTGACGCGATTATGCGTGAAAAACAACGAATATGTGATTCAGCAAAAATAATGCCAGTAATGTATTCCGATTATAACTTGGAAGACGTATTGACGGATATACAAAACACGGCAAAAGAACGCAAGGACGTAATTGACGAAAAAAACAAACGAACACAAAATGCGAATGCTCTGGATGCATTGATTGGAATGACCCAAGAAGACCGCAAAGTGGTTCTTGAAAATTATATTGAAGGCGCGCGACCAAGAGAAATATTGGAAACATTAAGACAAACGGGAGGATTAGCAGAGGCAAAACGCAAATCAAGAACATTGTTTATTCGGGCGTGTCCAATAGAAACGTGTCGCGGGTTTTTAAGCCAGCAGTGGAAATGTGGAATTTGTGGGATATTTACTTGTCCGAAGTGCAACGTGCCGAAGTGCAACGCACAGAAACCCCAAACTACCGAAGATGATGAAGATGCGAACGAAAATGATGCAGAAATAGATACAGACACAACCCATGTATGTAATCCAGATGACGTGGCAACTGCTAAATTGCTTGCCAGTGATACGAAACCGTGCCCTAAGTGCGGAACGGGTATTTACAAAATAGACGGTTGCGACCAAATGTGGTGTACGGAATGCCGAACCGCATTTAATTGGCGTACCGGAACATTGGAAACTGGACATGTCCATAATCCACATTATTTTGAATATCAACGCCGAATAGGCGCAAATGTGCGCAATATTATGGATATACCTTGCGGTGGATTAGCACCGGAAGAGTTTCACGGCGTTATTCACCATCTAATGGTAACCCTAGGATCTAGAAACCTGGAAGAACGACAAAAACGCGGTCTCACAAAGGAAGTCATGCGCCAACTCGTCAGAGAAGCGGACAATTATACAATCAGTCTGAATACATTTGCTACCGCCATATTACCGAGATATCGTCCCGATGCAATACAAGACAATTTGGATTTGCGCATCAATTATTTGACAAAAGCAATTACAGAAGAAGAATTCAAATCTGCGTTGCTAAGAGAAACAAAACAATACCATAAACGCATAGAAATCGGACAAGTCGTACAAACGGTTGTATATGGAATGATAGACATATTAAACCGCGCACTTGAATTGCTGAGAAAAGACAACAACGAAGACGAAGGCACCAACATTTTCAATCCGGACGAACTTTCCAAATTATTCCGCGAAATAGACACACTAATTGAATATGCGAATGAATGTTTTGATTTTATTTGCAAACAATACAAATTAACTCGCGTTGCCATATTTACTCGGAATAACATATATGGATTTCAACCTGGATTATATACCACACGAGAGGCGGAAATGAAATCCCCCACTGGAGAAAAATATCGCACTCTTATACCCGTTCGCGCAGTCTAACGAAGCGAACCCAGAAAGCAACAAGTGTAACGTAGAGAACCCACGAGTATAAAACGAATGGACGATAAACCGCATAAAACATTATTATTGCACAATAATATATTATTTTGCAATTTAAACACCCGTTTTGCGGAATGTCAACAAAGAAATGCTCAAAAATACAACAAAATACAAAAACAATTGACGAAAAACATACAGATATGATGAATAGTTTTTATGAAATGGAAACGGAAACAATACCCTCACTAATCGACGAATACAAAAAATGGAAACACCGATTATCGGTATTACCGGAGTCCAAAGTGGATGCCCGAATGGAAATCCACGATAAACTTCGATGGATAAAAACCAAAATACGAAATATGAAATCACAAAAAAAAGAATATCTTCTTGACAACTCAAAATATATTTTCCATTACTTTGAAGACAAGAAGAAAATCTCATCTGGCGATAATAATCAAAATGCAAATATTGTGAATTCATTTTTCCGAATTAAGGCAAATAATGAAGAATCTGCCGACCCAACAAATTCCAAATATAGCCAATCCAAAATATATTATCAGAAATACTGGAAAAATGTGGGAGAGGACGTGGTTAATATAAAAGATTGGATACAACCTTCTGATATATGTAGCGTTTGCGAGAAGGGTGAACTAATACCACAAGATGAAGAGGGAATTTTAATTTGCAATAATATAAAATGCGGTAATTTCGTTATGCATGTGGTAGATAATTCAAAACCGTCCAACAAAGAACCGCCAAATGAAGTCAGTTATACTGCTTATGTTAAATTAAATCACTTTAAAGAAATCCTCTCGCAATTTCAGGCAAAAGAAACTACGCAAATTCCAGATGAAGTTATTGAACAAATAAAAGCCCGTATCCGAAAAGAACGCATAACAAATATTAAAACGATCACCTATGAAAAGATGCGTGAAATACTGAAAACAATTGACCTGAACCGGTATTTTGAACATATTCAGTATATTAATTCAATATTGGGCATTAACCCTCCCTTAATGAGCGAAGAATTACACGAAACCTTGTGCGTATTATTCGTGGAAATTCAACGCCCGTGGGCTATTCATTGTCCTCCCGACCGCAATAATTTTTTTAATTATACCTACACACTGTATCAATTATGCGTTCTTCTTAATCAGACACAATATTTGCCGTATATACCGATGATGAAAGACCGCGACAAACAATACGAACAAGATATGATATGGAAAAAAGTATGTGACGATTTAGATTGGGTATTCTTTCCAACCGTATAAAACCTTTTGCAGTGAAAAAGTCTAATATTTATAAAAAATTTACAAAATGCGTTTTAACCTCTAATCATACAGATTAAAAATCTGTATGATTAGAAGCAAACGCTATATAGTGGAGTTGTCCCTCCGGGCCGCTTCGCTTGTGGAGGGACAATTCCACGAATAGACGTTAACCAACCTCCCAAGAGGACAACTCCACTATCACTTCGTATTACTGCGCAGCGGCGTTTGCTTCTAATCATATAGATTAAAAATCTGTATGATTAGAGTTCACGCTTGTAATTTTAACCTATACTCATACAGATTAAACATCTATATGAGTTTCGGCAAACGCAATATAGTGGAACTGTCCTCCCAAGAGGACAGTTCCAATATACAGACGTTAATCTGTATGAGTATAGGTTAAAAAAGGGTGTAAAAAATAATTTACAAAACAAACATTACCAAGAAAACAGTTATTATTCCAAATTATTATGTGAGACCAAAATATTATATGATAGTTACTTACCTGGCATTGTCGCTCATATGTATCAACATATGGGCGGTTTCATAGTCACCTTGTTTAACGTCAACTGAATTATCAACCGATTGCACAATATCTATATGCAATATATCATCTTCGTCGTCATCTTCGCCGCCGATATTTTCGTTTGAATATACATTCGTAATTTTATACAAGTTGTCCGAAGACGTTATCCAGCCAATATAAGAATAACGGTAAGGCACGCTATAATAATGCCGTCTTTTTACATAAGCAATCATATCGCAATTGCGGGTTATATCTACAAAAGAATAACACGCATTCAAACTAATAAACCCGTCTTGGTCTTCTTTCAATACAGTTTCGAGAGGCAAATTATGGGAATATTCAATAGCAATTGCGATATATTCAATCGTGGCTGAATCAAATGATGACTGCATATGGATATGTAACGGAATATACCTTGGTAGATTTTTTGTTTTGAAACGTATTACATTGTGTATTGACTGAAATGCCTTTTTTGTTCGCAAACGCATACGACCCTTCTTATCAATAAACGGCACCCATCCATAATCAATAAAATCTTCTAGATACGAAAAGATTTTATTCACAATCGCCTCTGGTAATTTCGCCATTTGTCGTAATTTTGTTTAAAATAATACACACCCCCGTTTCTTTATTTGCCAGCTCGGTTCTAATATATAAAAACGTTTCAATTTTTTAACCTATACTCATACAGACGTTAACAATAGCCTCTCACAATCATTTCAGAATGGTCGCTTGAATACAATTGGCACCAATAATTTGGTTCTTCCCTATACAATATTGCCCATATATTGATTTCCCACATCAATGTGTTTTTCTCGCGTAAAACCTGCAAACACTTTTCGCGCATTTTCATTGCAAACTCGTTCAATACAGCAAACCCACCACCAAAGACCGAACCGGCAAACAACCAATTCACATCTTTGTAAATATCGCCGTAATATACCATATTTGGGTTCCAACAACTCGCAAAACGAATATGAGCGGATTCGCAACAAGCGTCAAAAATACGTCGCTGAATTCGCGACTGCATATAATACAACTCAATTTGAAACACATCTATTTTGCCGTGAAACATATGAAACACACCGAAATCAAACCAAACATATTCTTTTAACTGCACAGGCGACGCATTCATCGCCATCGCAATCGCCATCCACTCGGTTTTCTGACACTGCACCATCATATATTCCAACGTATCCTTGCTGGGGTTTCCGGTATTTAAACTAAATTTATGCGCCATTGCACGATATGGCAATAAAAACAAATCCGTCATTTCAAAAAACACAAACGTAATATGCCCGTATGTTTGGTAGGAATATGAATACTGCATTCCGTCCATTACACCTCCACGAACATGATATACAAATACGCCATCGCCTTTTTTCGGGTATAGCAATTGATGTATAATATGGGTCTCAAACACTCTCCTCTCAATAAAAATAGTCATCGGGATTTGAACCGCCATCAATTGAAATCCAAATTGTAAATATTTAGTTATATCGCGGTCAGAACGCCGATTTATATTGCTAATAAATCCAGAAACGATATTCATTTCTTTTGCATACTATGTAAAAAGACGTGTTATTAATGTCGTTTATTTTGCCGAGGAAAAAAAGAGCATACAATAAAATGACAACTTTGCCATCTTCCGGTTCCAATTCAACTGCATACGATTACATATTTTCCCTCGGATACCGGTGTTCCAGTGCTGGAATACTAAAATCGCTCGGGATAAAAACCGAGAGTTATCCTTTTGATTGGATGGTCAGCCGATTACCAATTATTGAACACTGCTTGCAAACCGGGTTTCAATATTTAACTGACCCAACATGCTACAAAACCACTATCGGCGCCACACATCATTACCCCATCAACGACCCAGCCTCTCGACAATGGATATGTGACGAATCGATTTGCTACAATGAATTATATGAATTCAACTCATATTCATGCCCATCTGTCAAACTTTATTTACCGTCTCCAATTACCCCAGCCAATGACGCATATGGATACAAATGTATGATGAACCACCGCAATATAACACAAAATTCCGCCGACAAGGATTATTTTGACCGTTGTGTCCAACGATGGAATAACATGACCAGTTCCGCGACCACTTCAAAAACATTGTCGCTTTATATTCATCCTGCCACATTTCAAACCGAATTCAATACCGTGCGAGAGGACTTGATAGCCGACATACGGCGGTTTCATATAGCATTGTCTGCATCCTTAAACAAACCACATCACAATGGTATTTATATAATACCGGTACGAACACCATATTGTGACCCTACACAACATTGTGCAAAATATGTATTGGAAGAACAACCAGATGACGAAATGAATATACCTGGCGTATGCAAAATATGTATATTATGGACGAATTCCGGGTTTATTGACGCCGGGGAAATATTTATGGGGAACTGTCACGTGGAAACGTATGTAGTAAAAGAGTATTTGATGAGATGGACAGTTCCACGAATAGACTTTTAAATAAGTCGTCCATTTAGTTTTTTCATATGGTCGAGAGGAATTAATGCGGCATCGTTAAACTCCGGAAATTCTTGCACCCATTCTTTTGAAGATAACGGTTCCGACGAAAACTCGTGGTATCCATCAACTGATTCGTCAAAATCCAACGTATCCATTCCAATACTAATATCACTATTCACAGTTGTATTATTTACGTGTTTATTGATGGCTCCATCCATTACCTTATTCTCGACCCTATCCTCCACCGCATTTAATGCGTATATATCCAATACACATTTTGCCGCCCTACTTCTCTGCACATCTTCCACATTTAATTCAACATATTGCACACATCCATTATTCGGAGCCCATCGCACTTTATCACATATTTCGCGCAATCCGTTGTCATACATGTTTCGGTCACTTTGATTTAAGTCGCCTGTTATAATCATTTTGCTTCCTTCGCCAATACGCGTAGCCAACATAAACATTTGGGTAGGAGAGGAGTTCTGCATTTCATCTGCGACAATCCACGCATTCTTAAATGTCCTTCCTCGCATAAATCCGAGAGGCACAATTTCAATAATACCTTCATCCATCATACGTTCTATTTCTTTTGCTGTATACGTCTCGCGCAACGAATCAAATATTGGACGCGTCCAGGGGTCCATCTTGGATTCTAATCCACCCGGCAAGAACCCGATTTCTTCATCGACGGAAACAACTGGACGCGTAATTACAATTTTATTCACACTTCCCAGCCTTAATGACTCAACACCCGCATAACATGCCA